GCAAAGGCAAGACTTTTTTGATTTATTAAACATCCTACATTCATAGCAAAGAAAAGGTTATCGGGGTTGGCCCAATAAGATATTAAAAATTTAGTATGGTAATGGCCTTGTACTGCTGACATACCCATAGTTTGAGATACTTTTAATACATCTGCTGATCTTCCATGTGTAAAGAAACATCTTTGTTTATTAGACATAGTAAGAGTTAAATCATCTACCCATTCCCATTTTTTAGTACCAAGAAAATCACCATAGTCTTTAAGAAATTCTTTAGACATACCAAATTTTAATGCTCGTCTATATACTAAACTACTATGATTACTTTCTACTTCTACTGTTTTTGGAAATATACTTTCTAATTCTTTTATATATTCTTTAGATACTTTTAATTCATGACCAGCACTATAAAGGTCTGGATCATGGGTATGCATATTGATAGCATGAAAGTCCAATAGATCACCAATATTGACCACAAAATCGGGATTATATTCCTTCTTAATAGCTCGTAAAAAAGCAAAGCTATCTTTATGATGATACGGAATATGTAAATCACTTATTACTAAAATCCTTTTATGCATATTAGTTTCCTTCTTTACATTCCACCAAGTTTTTTAATTTATCTCTTGGATCAATGTAAGTTACGACACCATCTTCTATATGCACATCACGAAGAACAGGTGCTTCTCCTTCTTTTAGCTTATGATAATTTATTATTATTTCTTCAAATACTAACATACCATTATGAAGTGTATAGCAAAGTTAATTAACTTTTGCAACTTCTCATAATAGCTGAAAGACTTTCTGCTCGTTTAGGAGTTTGTTTTGCCCAACGAGAATCCATCATTTGAAACGAGGCTTCACCATAATCGCCTTTAGATAATGCTTCCCACATTTTTTTAAATTTAGAAACACCACCTATTCCTAATTGGAACACCATCTCAATTAAGACACATTTTGCGTCATCAACTAATTCAATATCACCAATTAAAGAAAAAGCATTTTTTTTAGCCTCTTCAAAATCTGTATCAAAAACATACTCTAATTGTTCTTTAGTATATTCTTTGCCTTCTTCCCATTGTTCACCTTCTTTTACAAGGTGTCCGTAGCCGATTGTGGCAAATCCTAGACTATCTTTATATATTCTTGGTACAAATCCTTCATGTTCTTTGATTCGTTCTTTTAATTGTTCATATTTTACTTTACCATCTATCATATTATTTTGGCCTTTTCATTATATCAGCCCCTTTAAGACCATATATAGCCGAAACTACCCCAATAAACAAGGCTTGGTACCAAAAAGGCATATTGTTAAATTGATCAAAAAACTTATCTACCTTTTCCATTATGGCAGGATCATCACTAAATATTGACCAAATTAAGATCATCACGGGAGCCGAAACTAAAATCAAAACGAATTCGTCTTTCCATCCCTGTTGATTATTAGTAATTACAGCTTTTTTGTATTCTAATTCACCCGAAGCCATCCGTTCCATATGTTTCATTTCAGCAACACTTTCTAATCTTTTAGTGTTCTGTTTATTTTTCATTATTTCCATACCTAATTTGATTCCACTAGGTAAGAGTTTTGTAATTATTCCAATCATAAATTATCCTTTAAATAACTTTATTAAGCCTATAAGCAAAGCTATAAACGAACCTACCACAAAAACTGCTTGAATACCACCTTTACCTAAATTAATTTGTTTTTTTAATTCTTCTATATCCTTGTTATTTTTGGCTAAATCTTCCCTTATTTCTCGTAATTGATAGCTTATAACACCTAAACTATCCTTTGTTGAGGGAATACTATGTTTGGATTTTTTCTTCTTTATTCTCATACTCTTGACACCAGAATTGAACTATTGGTCTTGTTTCAGCTATGGTCTTGTCGTCAAGATTATCAATATAATTCAAAGATTTGACATATCCTTCTATTGCACAGGATTTATAATCGTCATACATACCCGCAGGAACAGGCGGTAAGCACATACCACCCGTATAACATAACTTTAATACTAGCATGAATTTGATCATGCGGTATTATACTATTTTATATTTAGGTTTGATAGTATTCTTTTGAGTTTCTCTAAATAGACTATTTTGTCCCATGCCTCTTCTTGCGATTCTGTTATCCAATCAGCAACGGGTTTTGTGGCCTCAACCATAGTCTTGCCATGAGTAGCAATACCGATTTCTGATCGTTTTGCATACCTATGAAGCAAGTCCATGATTAAAGTATCTTTAGTATAACAAGGGCCATTTACTACATTATCTTTTTTTTTGGCCATTAGAAATTAACTTTCATATAATGAGAACAAAATTGATTTACATTACAATAATGATTGCACCTTGTATCTTCACCTAATCGTTCAACAATACTACAACCTTTGCCTTCAACCATATTTTGAGAAGCAAGAAAGTCCAATGCTAATTGTCTTGTATCAAATAATCGCCAAGCAGATTTACGACCCGATTTCATAACGGCATATTTATCTTCTTTTCGCCACCTTTCAGTAGCCGTACACATAGGCAATTCAGATACCTTTTCAGCATTTTGGTGTATTCTTATTCGTTCCTTAATATAGTTTTCTTGTTCCTCTTCTGTCCACCTACGAACAGGCACCATAACTACTTGTTTTCTTGGGTAGTTATCAGATTGCATTACTCGTAATTTAGACCAATCTCTTAATATAGCCATAATAGATAATCGTTTTACTTTTATTTCAGTCTTGTAATTGATTAACTCTTTTGGATTTTTTCTACATAAGAAGTCTAATACATTAAGTTGGTTTTCCCATTCGGGTTTTCCTTCACTTAAAGCAGAAACAACCGACCAAGCAGATGTACATTTAAAATCAATTAAATGGCCTTCTCTATTAAGTAAATCAAACTGACCACTTAAAGTCCAACCATTAGTAATTTTATCATCTTTATAGAATAATCTTTTTTCGGCTATCTCTTTACGAGTTTTAGATCGTTCAATGATATGATGAACTGATTGTCCTAATAAAGAGAATACTCTATCGGAAATATCCTCTTCAATTAAATCCCAATTCCTTTTTTGCAATATTCTAATACGAGGCGGTGCTATCAATCTTGTTGTTGATATATCTGACCCTTGACTATCGTATGGGTCATTAATCACCGCCCTCTCTATTGCTTTAGGGAGATTTGACGCATTAGTATATTTCATTAAAATGGTACTTTCCCAAGATCATTACCATTACCTTCATCACCAAGATCGCTAGTATCAATTCCGTCTAACTCTTTAGAACGCAAAATCATTTTTCTGATACCTTCCGATAGTTTATTGAATTGCTCTCTTTGGCCTTTTTGAAAGTCATCTATGCTAAATGATATGCTTTCGTGGTATTGTTCATTTATCTTTGTATCTTTACCTAAAGGCATAACACTAGATATTTTCTCTTTACCGCTATCATTGTGCATAACATTGATTTGACAAGGAACACCAATTAATTTGGTAATATCAAATCCTTGCTTTTCTTGTTCAGTAAAAGGTCTTCCTCGCCAAGACACTAAATCCATACCTAAATTGGATTTTTCGTGTAAAGACAAAGTATAGAACTTACTGATTGTCATAGGTTGATCGTTAGACATTTGATCGGGAACTTCCCATATAATCAGCACTTGCCGTTTATATGTTATATTTCCGCCATAATCGTTTCTTTGTGTTCCAAGATCAATAACTCGGACACATCTAGCATTATGGACACCTGTTGGGACTTTTGGGAACTCATTTGTTCCCTGTGTTGCTACAATAGTTGTCATTTTACCTCGCTTTTTTCACTATTTATTATTAACTTTTATTAATATAATACTTGATTTATGTTAAGTCAATATGTATATTGTAGTTGTTCGTAAAAAAATCGGACAAAAAAGAAAGGAAATATGGCAACAATTTTAGATGAATTGATTGATGAACTTTCAGCTAAAGAGAAAAGAATAGCAAAAGAGGTCATTAATATTGATCGTTCTAGTGTTATTCCTGATCATTATAAGAAAGCAGAAGCAATACTACAAATGGCAGATGAAGGAATTAAAACTAGAGAAAGAGCAAGATATTTGCTCGGATTAAAGCATGATATAGAGGGGGAAAATGGCTAATTCATATAAACTTGCCGTAGAACGCAAAAGAGAGGTAGTGAATACATATGGGGGTAAAAAACTCTCAAAAATGTTAGGGATTTCACATCCCGCAGTATCTAAATGGAAGGTTATTCCACCATTTAGAGCATATCAGATTGCAAAACTTGGTGATTTTGATATAGAGTATATAAGACCCGATTTGAGATTAGATATAATTCACAAATAGGTCTAAAAAATAGAGGCGAGGTTTTTTTCTTCTCTTTAGGTTTTGTTTTCCTCGCCTTTATTCCTTATATTTTCCAACACTTTTATAGCACCGCCATATTTTTGCTATCGTTTTGCCAATGGCAAAAAATAGCCCTTCACCTTCACCTTCAACTACAACTACACCTACAACTACATACAAGATAGTAGCAAAAGACAATTCCCTTGACTTGTAATTTCAAATCGTTTAATTTACATAAGTTAATAATAAATATGAAATCAAAAGAGGATAATATGATCAAATCAAATGGCGGGTGGACACCCGTAGCCGAAGTTATTGACAATGCCGTTAAAAAAAAGATGTATGATTTAGATGTATTTCTACAAACGGCAAAGACAGGCGATAGGCACGAATACTATCAAGGATTTTTAGCTATGGATTGTGAAAAAGCACAAGGTGTCGCAGTACGAAAGTTAGGGTCTTATGTTAGAAATTTAGAGAATAGAAAAATCATATGTCTTGTTCAGAAAAGAATAGGGACAGAATTATTTAGTTATATGGCGGTGAAAAGGTGAGAAAATCAGAAAAGGAAGAACAAAGTCCCGCATTTCAATTTTATGCGGGTGATTGGATAAGCGACCCAAACAGATTAAAAATGTCGTTAGATGAACAGGGAGCATATGTTTTATTATATTGTCATTGTTGGCGAGGTAAGAGCATAGAATTTGATTGGGAAATATTAAGTAGGTTATGTAATTGTAGGTTAGATAAGATTAAAAAGATTTGGCCAAAGATTGAACACCTATTTGACAAAAAGAAGAATGATAAGACAGGTAAGGTAGAATTGATTTGTTTAAGTGCGGAAGAAGAACGCAAAGAACAAGAGAAAAACAGAAAGTTAAAACAAAAAGCGGGAAGACTAGGTGCTAAAGTTAGGTGGTCTTCCGAAGGACTAAAAGAGGAAGAAAATGAATCTAATAGAAATAAAAGAAGTTAGAAAATTAGTAGCAAATATATATTGGTCATTAAAAAAAGATCGTAAAGCATTATTAGAACAAGGTGATGATAAAGAGGTTTATTATGATGTTGGTATGCTTGTTGCTTATTCTCAATCATTAAATAAACCAAAATTAGCAGATAAGTTTTATGACAAATTTATGGAAAATTAATGGAGTTAATAATTTTAAATGACGGATTGTATTCATTGGTAAAGGTATCAAAAGAAATGACCGAAGGAATAGAGATATTTAATGATATAGATTGTTTTGATCTTTGCGATATTTTGAGATTAAAACTAACTACTTATTTTGATTATCCTATTAATCAACACATAATGAAAGACGGAAGCGGGGATTTTTATGGATGTATATGTAGGTAAAATCTTTGTGTTCCTATTGGCCTGTATGGAGTGTCCATTAGAAAAAATAGAATATGATAATCAAAAGTATGTATCTTGTAATGTTAGCGAAATAAGAAAAGAACTAGCAACATATAATCAAGAAGAGTGGCATACTAAAGACGGGAAATTATTTGTGGGGGTTAGGTGTGAGTGATGATCTTAAAAAGATAATTGATAATTTAACCGAAGAGAAAAACAATATAGAGATTATTTGTAATTCTTTTAAAGAAAGAGTTAGGCAATTAGAAAAAGAATTAAGCGAGGTAAAACTAGATAATATTAAATTAGCAAAACAAGTAGAAGATAGTTTAAAACAATTTAGAAACAAAGGGGAATTATGATGAACGAGTATTCAGAATTATCTCATTATCATACTTTCATGGAATATTTTGGTGATAAA